GAGCAAGGCTGGCGCTGATTTAATGCACCAGTATGAAGGATGCAGGAATAAGCCTTACCTGTGTCCTGCTCATATCTGGACTATTGGTTATGGTCATGTCCTATACCAAGAGCAGATTAAATTGCCTGTTGTTTATTTGCCAAAACACGAGGAAATGGCTGAAAAGCCCTTGCTTCGTAAGAATTATGTCTTAAAACCACAAGACAATCGGGTTTGGTCACAAGATGAAATCAATTCGTTATTCGCAACTGATGTCGAGAATTTTGAGCGTGGTGTTTTACGACTTTCTCCTGCTCTATCTGGTCGTCAAGGGGCTTTCGATGCGTGTGTCTCTTTTTCCTTCAACGCTGGATTGGGCAATTTTCAGCGGTCTACTATTCGGATGAAAATAAACCGAGGTGATTGGGAGGGTGCAGCCGAGGCTTTTATGCAATGGACTAAAGGTGGCGGTAAGGAATTGGCTGGTCTTGTAAAGCGCAGAAAAGCTGAAATTAAATTATTTTTAGATAATGCCTAACATACCAACTCAACAAGATGCAGAACTGTTCTACCAGAGTGTCAAAAAATGGCAACAGGTGCTGTCTCTTGGTGATTGGAGAATTGAAAAGGGCATAAAGCCAGCCAAGGGTGCAATGGCATCTGTTGAATTTACTGATAACGCTAGATTAGCTGTTTATCGGTTAGGTGATTTTGGTGCAGAAAAAATAACACCAGAATCACTTGATAAGACTGCATTACACGAGTTACTGCATATCTTTTTGCATGACTTGATGTGTGTAGCCACAGACCCAAAGTCCTCAGATGAGGATATTGAAATGCAAGAGCATAGGGTTATTAACTTGCTAGAAAACCTATTGACCAAGGATTCCAATGGGCGCACATAACGAAACCTGCACAGACGTTGAGTTTATCAAGCTGTGGGGTGAACTTCAATCAGCAGCAAAAATTGCAGAACACCTTAATATTGCAATCAGAGCAGTTTATCAACGCAGACGCTGGATAGAAGAACACTACAAAATCAAGTTAGGTTCTTCTGACCATCGTGGTGCTAAATACGACTCTACCAGACAAAAATCCTACTCTCCTCTAAAGCAAATAGAACTAGGCATAGAGGATGGAATAGTCTTGGTGTTCTCTGATGCTCACTTCATTCCTAATCAGCGTTCTACGGCCTTTAAAGGGCTTCTATGGGCTATCCAAGAGTTCAAGCCTAAAGCGGTGATATGCAATGGTGATGCTTTTGATGGTGCGTCTATATCTCGTCACGATGCTTCTGACCAACCACAAACTTCTGTCATTCAAGAGCTAAAGGCTTGTCAGGCAATGTTGGGTGAGATTGAGGAAACAGCCAAAGCAGAACGACACAATGTGAAGTTAATCTTTACATACGGCAATCACGATGCTCGATTTGCTACTCGACTGGCAAACAATGCGCCTCAGTTCAAAGATGTCCAAGGTTTTAAATTACCAGACCACATTCCTGATTGGGATTTCTGTTGGGCTTGTTGGCCTACAAATGAGGTGATTGTTAAACACCGATATAAGGGCGGAATCCATGCTACTCACAACAATACTGTGACTGCTGGTGTGTCTATCGTTACTGGACACTTGCACTCATTAAAGGTTACGCCTTTCTCTGACTACAACGGCAACAGGTATGGCGTAGATACAGGAACATTGGCTGAGACTGATGGCCCACAGTTCACTTATGGTGAGTTAAATCCATCTAATCACAGGTCAGGCTTTGCGGTGCTGACCTTTTTTAATGGTCAATTGTTATGGCCTGAGTTAGTCCACAAGTTTGATGAAAACATGGTGGAGTTTCGTGGTGAAGTTATTGATGTGAGTTTATTTTGAGTGCTTGGCTAATTATTCTCACAGGGGCAATCTACGCCTACATAGCTGGTGAGCAGCTTTGGAAAGATAACCCACACATGGCTATTGTGTACGCAGGGTACGCATTTTCAAATGTGGGTCTTTACTTGTTGGCTAAATAGTTTCTTTAACGAACAATCCATTAGGCAAAAGCGTACCCCTACGATTCTTTATTTGGTCGTATGCAACTTCCATACAGTCTACCAGATTGATGTCTTGCAAAGCGCAGTAATTAACAAGGCAGACCATGACATCACCAACAGCGTCCACAATAGCTTCCTTGTCTTTCTTAATGGTTGCATCTGCTAGTTCTCCCATCTCTGACATTGCTTTTAGAAGCTGAACTTCTGGTGTACTGTTAGGAATAATCTTACGAGCCTCTGCCCATTGGATTATTTTTATTTCTACATTTGCGTATGACATATCTATCCTTTTGAGTTTGCAAATTCGTACCACATCACATAAAAGTCTTTCAAGAAATCAAGACCCTCACCAATCTTTATGCACCTGCCTAGCACTATCTGGAACACACTACCGACTTCTGTTTGTTCTTTGTCTGTGTTACCAATAATGACCAGCACAGTAAATTTAGGCACTTGAGCAAAAGCCTGTAGTAACAACTCTTGTCCCTTTGCCATTTTCTCATTTGGTTTTTTCCATTCACCAATTAAGAAGTGTCCTCTCCTCTCGCATATCATGTCTATGTTGCTAGGCAAGAAATGCGAGTTTTCGGGAATCAAGCCTCGGAAATCACGGAAGTCAGTATGACTAGCCAGAGAGTTCCGCATTTGATTAGGTGGGGTACTCATGTTCGTCCGCTATTTCTAGCCACTTTCCCCCGAAACTCAGAAAGGCGCATCGTCCTCAAATTCTTCTTGCTTAACCTTTTTCTTAGGTTGCACATCAGCGTTCTTATTCTTGACAGACAAAGACATGAACTTAGCACCATCTTTGCTGACCTTAATCCAAGCAGACAGCCAGTAGTCTGTGCCATCTACGTTAATACTTCCTTTGTAATCAGGAAACTTTGCATCGTCCTTGCGGTCATTCTTAAAGAGTGAGCCTCGATTTGTATTGTCGTATTCCATATTAACCTTTCGCTTTCTTAATTGCGCTTCTTACGTTACTTGGCATCAAAGTCCAAAGAGCAACCTTTTGGTCAGCTTCTAAGTTCTCTTTCTCCAACCTTACCCAAGCTGCCTTGGGGTCTTTCTCACAAATAGCAATTAGTTCAATTGCTAATTCGTCAAGATACCTTAATATTTCAATAGGTAATTCATCTTTGATGCCTTGTGCTGGCGTGATGATTACAGCTTCCTTGATAGGCGCAGAGGAATCCAGAGCATCATGCTCAACGATTTCCATTGCTGTAACCCACAGGTAACGTCTTGTGTAGGTTTCTACAGCCCCTAGGTTCTGGATAGGATGGCAGCCCTTTAGGTTAGCGTCTGCCATTGGTGAAGTAATAACGATGTTAGTTCCGTCTTCAACATCTGTGATTGTCAGACTGGCTATCTCAGCATCATAGGAAACTACGCCACACAATCCAACTTCAAAAAAGATTTCATTGATAGTTGGTATGAAGTCACCAAGTTCAAAATATTGATAACCAGCAAACTTATTGTGACCAGACTTCTTGAGTTGTTTGTCTTGCAACATTAGTCTTGCACGCATTAACTTTAAATGTACCATTTCATTCTTCCTTTAAATATTCTTTAATCATTTCTTCTTTGTCTTCATCATAGAGGTCTTCAAACTCTACAAAGTGGTTTTCTGAACAGCAAGAGCCATAGGTCTTTGGTTCAGTACAGTAAACACAATACAAGCCGTGTGATAAGTCCTTGATTGCGTCTTCTCTGGTCATTGGATTCTGCCAATCTGTTTAGCAACTAACCACTTGTCGCCAAGTTTGAGAACTGACCTGACCCACTTGCGTTGGTTGTACTGGTTAACTTGTTGTGGAACTAAACTGTTGTTGTACAGTTGACGAGCCTTGCGTCTGAGTTGTTCTGTTTGCATTAGCCTCTCCATGCCAACATTACACCGATACCGCCAAAGATGATGACAGCGAGTGTCCATTCAATTAACTTTTCTTTCATTTGCTTTTCCTTAAAAGTACCCTCACGATTTGTTTGGGCTGACGTAAGTATAACGCAAATCAACGAAATGTTTAAAATATTTTCACAAAGTGTTGAAATTTTACAAAATGTTGTTATGATGCAACTATGAACAAACTAACCGACAAAGAACTAATTGCCTTGCTTGGTGGGCCAACAGTCCTGTCTAAGCGATTAGGTTTTCCATCTAGCCAACGAGTACACAACTGGATAACCAGAGGAATTCCTGCTTCAATCAAATTAGCCTATCCAAAACTTTTCTTAAACAAAAGGACTAAGAAGTGACAAAATTGTGTGCTGATTGCAACCAAGAAATTACTGGCAGAGAAAATAGTGCCAAGTTTTGTTGGGCTTGTTGTGACCTGAGGCCAAGAAAAAATGGTCAAATACAGGCTGCTTCAAAAGTTAATCAAGCTGTAAAAAAAGGTATCCTACCGCCTGTAGCTACGTTAATTTGTGTGGATTGTGGCAAACCTGCACAATGTTATGAACATAGAGACTACAACAAACCACTAGAAGTTGTGCCTACCTGTAAGAGTTGCAATACTCGCAGAGGCGCAGCTATTCCTTTAACAAAAGAAACAATATGACTCAAGCACAAGTAATCAAAGCCCTCCAGAACGGCCCATTGACTTCACACGAAGTTGCTAACCTGACTGGTATGCCACAAGCCACAGTACTGTCAACAGCCAAGCAACTGCGTAGCTTAGGCAAGCTGACAACAGAGCAGGTCAAGGTAGGCAGACATTGGGTTGCTCAGTACACCTTGGCTGACAATGAAATAGAAAAGCAAGACAGCAATGTAAAAATCATCTGTGGAATTAAGACTTACGGCATCTTTACAAAAGCTGAGTATGCTGTGATGAAACAACAGGCTACTCGATTGCTTGGAAAACAAGGTAAAAAAGAAATCACTAACAATCAATTTATTTGATACAATAATTTGAAACACGGCTAGGTACGAAGTCATGAGCGTACTGAAAAGAGAACAGACCCCTCCTGCCGCAGTTTCTTTCTAGGGTCGAAGTTTGGGTCTGAAAATGCACTATTACCAGTTCAATATTGGTGACTATCAAAGTCACACATCTCATCTTTCTGAGATTGAGGATTTAGTCTACAGGCGATTGCTTGATTGGTACTATCTCCATGAATGTCCAATCCCACTTGATGAATCTGAAGTATCTAGACAGATACGGATGCGTTCGCATACCGAAAGCATTGCAATCGTATTGCGAGAGTATTTCGTTTGCACAGAAGAAGGATGGATTCATCACAGGGCAAACAAGGAAATAGCCAAGGCTGATGAGAAATCAGAGAAGGCAAGTGCTTCTGCCAAAGCTAGATGGAGTAAAAAAGATGCGAACGCATTGCCAACGCTATCCGAAAGCAATGCTACACATAACACATTACCCATAACACAAGACACAAAACCCATTAAAGTGAACAAGAAAGGCTCACGCCTATCTCAAGACTGGTTTCTTACAAAGTCAATGGGTGAATGGGCTAGTCAGGAAAGGCCAGACATTGATGTTCGTCAGGTTGCAGAACAATTTAAAGATTATTGGATTGCACAACCAGGTCAAAAAGGCGTGAAGCTTGATTGGGATGCTACATGGCGTAATTGGGTGAGAAACACAAAAGCACAGAAAACTAATCCTGCTGACATTGTGAGGCTCACAGTTCCATCAAAGAATGAGCCTGACCCTGCATTGGAAAAGATTAAGGCTGATGACAAAAAGGCAGTTCCTCCATCTTTAGAAGTTTTGGCAAAGATGGCTCAATTGCGTAAGGTAAATTTATGAACAAGGAGAATTTAAATGAGTTGGCTCTTTTCGCAGGCGCTGGTGGAGGAATACTTGGTGGACACCTCCTTGGCTGGAGAACAGTCTGTGCAGTCGAATGGGAAGCCTACCCAGCAAGCGTACTGTGTGCCAGGCAAAATGACGGACTTCTCCCGCCTTTCCCAATTTGGGATGACGTACAAACCTTTGACGGAAAACCTTGGAGAGGAATTGTTGATGTCGTATCGGGCGGGTTTCCATGCCAAGACATCTCAGCAGCAGGCAAAGGCGCAGGAATTGATGGAGAACGAAGCGGGATGTGGGGAGAAATGGCAAGGGTCATTCGTGAAATACAACCAAGATTCGTGTTCGTGGAAAACTCACCAATGCTCACTTCTAGGGGACTTGGACGAGTTCTTGGAGACTTGGCCGAAATGGGGTTTGATGCGAAATGGGGAGTGTTGGGAGGAGACTGCATTGGAGTTAACACAAAACGGGAACGAATTTGGATTTTGGCCTACTCCAACAAAATCGGACGGCACGCAACACGGAAAAGAAAAGTGGATAAAAAATTCAAGGTCAAAACGAATTTCCCTTGGAAAAACTCCTCCGACAGAGAAAATAACTTACGCATATTACGAAGCAGATATTCCGATGAAGTTCTTTCCAGAGATTTCAGAGGAATTGATGATATGGCCCAGAGGATGGACGCACTTGGGGCAATTGGAAACGGACAAATTCCAAGCGTGGCTGCAACAGCATGGAGAGTTTTAAGTGAGTCATTATGAAGCAATGAAACTACTGGACAAAGTGCGTGAAGGCGTACCTTATCCACTACACCTGATAAACAAAGCATTGGAATTGACTGGTGACTTACAGTAGACGTAATGTCGAAAGCCCAAGCGATAGAGTAATTCTCGAGCAAGCAGAAGCCCGAGAGTTATTCCACAACTGGGAACAAACAAAGAATCGTGACCTGATTCGTGCAAGGCTTGAAAGAGCAGAAAGAATTTATGGGATTGGTGCTAGAGACAGAATTCGTGCATTTATGGCACAAATGCGAGAAGGAACACTTGAATGACATTCATGGTCACATTTAAGGTTGATGGCAACCCTGTTGGTAAGCAAAGAGCAAGGTATGCCAAGCGTGGAAACTTTGTCCAAACTTACACACCTGAGAAAACCAGAACATACGAATCTTTGATTAAAGACTCAGCAAAGCAAGCAATGGGGTCTTCCGAGCCTTTAGAGACCCCTGTAAGCCTTTATTTATACATCCGAGTACCAATTCCTGCATCTGCTACAAAAAAGCGTTTGGAGGCCATTGCCAAAGGTGATGAAAAACCAATAAAGAAACCTGATGCTTCAAATATTTTGAAAAGCATAGAAGACGGAATGAATGGTGTTGTTTACAAGGATGATTCGCAGATTGTGAATATCCATGTGACCAAGGTTTACTCAAGTCAAGCTGGTGTGGATATTTGCGTCAAGGAGTGCCTTGAATGAAAGCACCCTACAAAGCCATTGAGTACATCATTGAAAATTCATGCAAATATGCGGAAGCTAAAGCACAAAGAATCTACCTTGAGGAGTTCCGCAAAACTAAAAAGGCTTTGCTGATGAAAGATGCAATGGCTAGAGGGATAGATTCTGCTGTTGCTCAAGAGCGTGAAGCCTACGCACACCTTGAATACGCTGACCTACTTAAAGGTTTGATGATTGCCATTGAAAAAGAAGAAACCTTGAAGTGGATGCTTGTTGCTGCCCAAATGAAAGCTGACATATGGCGTTCTGAGCAAGCAAGTGAGCGTCTTGGCGTAAAAACAACAGAATAAAAATATTTGCAGAATTCAACAAAATGTTGATACAATGCACTCAGCCCAAGCAGTTCGCAAGGGTACTTTTAAGGATTAAGCCATGAGCAAATACTTTACTTGCATTGAGTTTCGCAAAGGTTTTGATGCAGCAGCAGCTTGCGAATCTTGCGACAAATCGAAATCAAAAGATTGGATTGATGGATGGATGCACTATCAAGACAAGATGGATGCTAGTGAAACAGCTTGCTACTACTAAGGAGAACAAAATGAAATACGAATTTGACACAACTGTTGGTGAAGGCTCTGTAGTAGTTACTGTTGTAATGGAATACGACACAGACGAAGAAGGCGTTTATGGCGAGAACATTGAAGAAATCTGGTTTGAAGGCCGTAATGTGATTGGTCTGTTCTCTGCTGAACAATACAAAGAACTTGAGATAGAAGGCTGTATGCGTTTGTCTAAGCACATCTTGGATGAAGCAGACCATTCTCGTTCTGTTGAATACGATATGAGAGATGTCTAAACAAGCCGTATGGCGAATCATTGTTATTTCACTAGCGACTTTTTGGTCGCTGGTGGTTTACTTCATAAGGTCTTTTTATGATTAACATCACTATCTACAGTAAATCTGGCTGCCCTAATTGCGTGACTGCTAAGAATCTACTCAAGACTTTGAATCTTGAATACAAAGAGATTGATATTGAGACTGGAGACAGGTTTGCTAACTTTGTTGCGAACTATCCAGATGCTAAACAAATGCCACAGATATTCATTGGTGACCAAAGAGTAGGTGGTTTGGCAGGGTTACAGGCTGCTTTAAAGAAGATGTGTCCACCTTGTAATGGAAGATGTAACCAAGGCAGAGATTGCCCTGCGAGGAACAAATGACCAAAGACGAAGCATTACGCCTTGCATTGGAGGCGTTAGAGGCCATACATACTCAAGGTGATGTAGCGTGTGTTGTAACTCCAAATGGAGAAATCTATATAAAACCTGTCATCACCGCCATTAAAGCCGCCCTAGAAGCGAAGGATGAGCCTGTGGTATGGAATGAAGGCGTGCCTGCAATGTTGCCGAAACAAAAAGAAGGTGAAACATTTATCGTGTCTTATGAACCAAAACTAGAAGCGAAGGATGGGCCTGTGGCGACGATAGACAGCCTTGAGCAAGAAATTTACGAAAACACACGGCAATTTGTGTCGCTTGATGTGATGGAGTGGATGCTAAAGCGGTACTACACCACCCGACCAAAGCAAGAAGCGAAGGATGAGCCTGTGGCGTGGGCGCCATACCTTAGCGACAGAGCCGACGGAGTACAGGGCCACTACGCAATAGCAAGGTGGAATCCCCGAGGCTATCGTGAAGTGTGGAACTTGCGCCGTCATACGTGGGGCGCTTTTAGCGATGATGTTATGTCGCTTGAAGAAGCGGATTATTTGCTTCAAAAAATCACCATACCGACACGCAAGCCCACCCCACCCGCACAGCCAGTCATTGACGAGTCAGCCGCCAAGCGCATAGCAACTGCATTGGGATGGGAGCCGAAGCGCAAACCGCTGACTGATGAGGATATGCTATAGATTCGTTGGGATTGGGTAGATAGTAAAGGTGACTATATAGACTTCGCCAGAGCCATCGAAGCGGCACACGGCATTAAGGGGGAAAAATAATGGATGTAAACAATGACGGGTTTTTTGAGAAACAAAATGAGCCTGACAAATACGCAATGGACATCGAATGCACCAAGTGCGGGGCAAAACAATCAGGCGTTCTCACTGTTCACACCACCCCACCACAGCGCAAGCCGCTGACGAATCAACAAATAGCCGAAATTCTTGAACGCGGAGATGTTTCAGAAAGCAATGACAAAGTTGGTTGGTATGTCTTGCCATACTCATTTGCCCGAGCCATCGAAGCCGCACACGGCATTAAGGGGGAAGCATGAGCAAGGGAAGTTCGCCAAGACCTTTTAAGGTAAGCAATGAAGAATACTCTAATCGGTGGGATGCTATTTTTGGTAGAGACAATGAGAAAAAAAACGAAACGAAAACATTGGAATCTGATAGACCCAATAACTCATGCAATAGTGGGTGCGTCAATAACTCACAGGGAGAAGCTGGACAAACTCCGAATGATGGAGTATTCCGCACTTGAGGCGATTATCAAGGGCAGAGGAACTATCCATGACTGGCGTACTCTTGTGGATGTACTAAACCTGTCAGAAACGATGGGTAGAGCAGGAGTAGGCCCAGAAGTGCTACCAATCTGCGAGAAGGCACAAGCAAGCCTCCATAAAGCATCTGGATACTATCAAAAGACTATGCGTGTCATTTTAGATGCAGAGGGTATCCAAGCCTGTCGTGATTTGATTGAATTCGCAGACTTGCAACAGTCCAGTATTCCTCGAAGTGAGTTTGAGAGATACATTCAGAAAACAAAAGACTACATAAAGTCACGAGGTGATAAGGTGGTGGAGATTGAATAATAGTTTTACAAAGCGTGAAAGACTGCACCTAGCAAGGATTAAAGAGATGCCTTGTGGGGTATGTGGTCAGGCAGGGCCAAGCGATGCTCATCACATTAAGCAGCATCACCAGTACCTGTGTATTCCGCTTTGTAGGGACTGCCATCAAGGGCCGCATAACGGAATCCACGGACAATCTAGGATTTGGTCAGTCATGAAACATGACGAAATGTCGGTATTAAACGAAACACTTGCAAAACTTATTGGATAGCGCACAATGTGTTCACCAAGTTGCCATTTGGTTTTTAGAGGGACTATGCGTTCCTCTTTTTTTGTGCGAAAATAACACAAACTCCATGAGGACAACCATGTCTGGACTACTTGAGCCATCTGTAAAAATCGAGATTGAGATACAAAACCAAGAGAAAAAGGGTGAAGCCTGTCCAGTTGCGACAGGTGATGTAGCTGTCAATCTTGAGAATCGTGAGAAGGCGATTGAAAAGGCTAACTATGGCCCTATGAATCCCAACGATGCGAACATGGATTACTGGCGTGAAATCTCTCGTGCTTGGCGTATTGCCCCTGCACAAGCTAAAAAGTCTCGTTGCGGTAACTGCGCTGCTTTCATTCAAACACCAAAGATGCTGTCTTGCATTGAGAGTGGCTTAGAGATGGGCGACAACGAGATGGACGCATGGGAAGTCATTGATGCTGGTGACTTAGGTTATTGCGAGATGTTTGACTTTAAGTGTGCTTCTAAGCGTACCTGCGAAGCATGGATTAGTGGTGGGCCAATTACTCAGGAGAAAGACAATGGGAACAACGAATCAACAGGCTCTGGAGATGATGCAGAAGCTGATGAAGAAGCCTAAACCTATGCCTGTGCGTGGTGAGCGTACTGCAAAGAACAAAGCAAAGAAGCCTAAAAAGTGATTAAACGAGGCACAGAGCAGTTTTCTGGCTATAACAAGCCTAAGAAGACTCCTAATCACCCCACTAAATCTCATGCTGTTTTGGCAAAGAGTGGTGAGGATGTGAAGCTAATCCGCTTTGGTCAACAAGGCGTAAAAGGCTCACCTGATGGCTCTAAGCGTAACGAAGCATTTAAGGCTCGTCACGCTGAGAACATTGCCAAGGGTAAGATGAGTGCTGCTTATTGGGCTAACAAGGTTAAATGGTAAGAAAACAACAGGTGAACAAAAATGGCTGAACTAAGGGCTACCCCAATGTCAAACCCAATCATGGGTTTACTTGCTGACCGCCTAAAGAAAGTCCAACAATTTGGCGCAAAGCCATTTGGTTATGAGAATCCTCCTGTAGAGATGTTGATGAATCTCTTGGGAGTTCCTGCTGTCCAACAGACAATGGAAAGAATGGCTTATGGTGAGCCATTGACTACTGGTAGAGGAATGACTACTAAGCCTCGTGCTGAAGCAGTTGAAGCTGCTATGGCAGTTGCACCAGTTGCAGGATTACTAGGTAAGGCTACTAAGGGTTTACCAGTAGGCGCAAGTATTAAGAATGTTGGGAAGGTAGATGAATTAACTGGTTTGCCATTGAATGCTGATGGTACTGTTACTGTCTATCATCACACAAATAAAAAAGCAGCAGAGCAAATTGCTTCAACTAAAAAGTTAAAGTCTGCTGGCGAGCCTGATGTTTATGTAACAACAGAAAAAGAGCCTAATACTGGATATGGTGAAACAGTAGTCCCAATCCGTATAGACCCACAGAAACTTATTCTTGATGACGAGTTTCCTAGTGGTCGTATGGATTTCCGTATTCCATCTGGTAAATCTGGTGTTCCAATCAAACTTGAGCCAAAGCAAACAACTTCTCCACGACAAGAAGCACTAGATACAGCCCAAAGAAACGCTGCATTGCCTATTGAAGAAGGTGGTCTAGGACTGCCTAAAGACAATACTCCAGAGATGAGAGCAGAGGCAATGGGGTTTGATGTTCAGGCTTATCGTGGAATAACTGGTGATATAGACAAAAGCGTCATTCCATCAGATTTTTTTGGGTCAAATTATTTTGGAAAAGGAATAAATTTAACATCTAGTCCTACAGATGCTAGTAAATATGCGTCAACTGATGTTGGAATAAATACAGATTTAGTTGGTAAAGCTGAGTTAATGTCAGAAAGATTAGGGATAAGTTACCCACAAGCTAAAGCTGATATTACAAGTGGTGGTGGTGCTGTTTTACCAATTTCTGCAAATATTAAAAATCCTTTGATTGTTGGGATGCAAAAAATTCAAACACCAGATTCAATGATTCGTTATGCTTTGAATGAGTCTGGTTATTCTGGAAATGTTGACAAACTTGTAGACCAATTCAAAAATGCAAACACAGGATTTGAGCAGTTTGAATTGATGAAAGCAAATCAAGCAACTCCTTTTTATAGAAATCTTGCGTCTTTAATGAATAAAGATGGATTGATGATTGATGAGTCAATATCTCCAAAATCTGATGGTGCTATGCACTATATAGCTTTAGAGCCAGAACAATTGCGTTCAAGATTTGCAGCCTTTGACCCAATGCGTAGGAATGAGCCAGATTTATTAGCTGGTGTGTTACCATTAGGCCTACTATCAGACGAAGAACAGCGTAAGAAACTTTACGAACTTGTACCTACACTATTAGGTCAGTAATTACTAACTTAACCTTGACCAACCCTAGAGGAGTCAAACATGGCTGGAAGACCAATAAATAAATTACATCAAGAAGATGTACGCAAGAAAATACAGGTAAGTCAATTACTAAATGTCTTGCAAAATCATGCACTTGGTGAAACTGAAGACTTAAGTCCTACAAGGATGAAGGCAATTGAAATATTATTGCGTAAGTCTATGCCTGATATGGCATCTGTAACAGTAAGCGGAGACTCTGACCAACCACTTCAGCACATAGTTACATGGGCGAAGTAATCGAGATTCCTTACAAACCTAGAGAACAACAGCTTGCTATCCATGAACTGATGGACAGTAAGCGTTTTGGTGTTGTTGTTGCTCATAGGCGCATGGGCAAGACTGTCTCTGCGATTAACCATCTAATCAAGGACGCTATCCTCAATCAGAAGGAAGCACCTAGATACGCATACATTGCACCTACCTATGGACAAGCTAAACGAGTGGCTTGGGACTATCTCGTGAAGTATGCTGACCCACTAGGAGGCTCTAGCAATATCTCTGAGTTGCGAGTTGACTTCTGGGGAAGGCGTATTCAGCTTTATGGTTCTGACAATCCAGAAGCATTGCGTGGTCAATACTTTGATGGGGTAATCCTAGACGAGATTGGTGACCAGAATCCTAAGATTTGGACAGACATTATCAGACCTGCACTAGCTGACAGAAAAGGCTGGTGTATGTTTATTGGCACACCAAAAGGTCACAACCACTTCAAAGAACTGCGAGACAGGGCAGAAACTGAGGATGGATGGGGTTTGCTAGAGTTCAAAGCCTCTGAGACAGGGGTGGTGGACGATACAGAACTGAAGGCTGCTCGTAATGAGATGGGTGAGGATAAGTACCGACAAGAGTTTGAATGTAGCTTTGATGCTGCTGTAGAAGGCTCTTACTATGGGCAAATCCTCAATGAACTGGAAGACAAGCACCATATGCAGGACATTCCCAGAGAGGAACTGAGCCGTACATTTACTGCTTGGGACTTGGGTATGGGTGACTCTACGTCTATCTGGGTTGCTCAGTTGGTAGGTACTGAGGTGCGTCTGATTGACTATTACGAGAATCATGGTGTTGGACTAGACCACTATGTGAAGTGGATTAGGGATAATGACTATGCAAAAGCAGAGCATATTCTGCCCCATGACGTTAGGGTTAGAGAGTTAGGCTCTGGCAAAAGCCGACTAGAGATGCTTGAGGAAGCAGGATTAGAGATAAAGATAGCCCCGAGAATGGGCTTAGATGATGGTATCCAAGCTGTCAGAAGGTTGCTTCCAAGGTGCTGGTTTAATGTTCCTAAAGTCCAGACAGGGCTGAACTGCCTGAGAAACTACCGCAGAGATTACGATGAGAAGCGTAAGATTTTCTATGAGCGTCCATTGCATGACTGGTCATCACATGGCTCGGACTCATTCCGCTACTTAGCCCTTGGATTGGATGAAGGTCATTCAACTTGGTCTAAGCCTATCAACCAAACACCGAAATGGATTGTCTGATGTATTTAGAGCGTCAAGGCGTTAATTTAGCCCCTAAAGTAAAAGAACTTGAATTAAGAATCGAAATGTTGGAAAATGTCATTAAGGAGTTAAAATCGGACAAACCCCGAATGGGTCGCCCTCCAAAGGACAAAAATGCAACAGAACGAACTGAAGTCAATCCTACAGGCAGAGATTGATGATGCTATTGGGTACATTGAAACAGAAACTGTTGACCAGCGCAAACAGGCTCTACAGGCGTATCTACGACAGCCATATGGCAATGAGGTTGAGGGTAAATCTCAGATTGTTACTGGAGAAGTAGCAGAAGCTATTGATGGTGCGCTACCTAGCTTAGTTCGTATTTTCACAGGCTCAGATAATATTGTTATTTTTGAGCCACAAGGCCCACAAGACGAAGCGTCTGCCAAGCAAGCTACTGATTATTGCAATTGGGTGTTCTTGCGTGACAACGAAGGCGTAGCCATTCTGCATGATTGGTTCAAAGATGCTTTGATGCAGAAGAACGGCATCGTTAAGGCATATTGGGAAAACAAAGAAGACATTACAAAAGAGCGTTACTACGACTTGTCTGATGACGAGTTAGCAATGCTGATGAGTGATGAAAGCATGGAAATTGTCGAGCAAGATACGACAGAGTTTCCAATCTATGACCCAATGGGACAGCCAGTCATTGACCAAACTGGTATGCCAGCAATGGGTTCTACGCACAATGTAATAGTACAAAAGCGTAAGAAATCAGGCAAAGTAACGATTGAGAATGTTCCTCCAGAGGAGTTCTTGATTAGCAAGAAGGCTCGCACTATTGCTGACAGCCCATTCGTAGCACATCGTCAGATGTTGACTCGTAGTGACTTGGTTGCTATGGGTTTCAACAAGAAGCAAGTTGAAGGCTTGCAGATGGATGATGCACTAGCGTACACACCAGAGCGTGTTGTGCGTTTCTCTGCTGGTGAGCAGCCTTACCAAGTACAGACTGATGACCCATCAATGCAAGAGATTGAGGTCTTTGAGTGCTATATCAAAACTGATATGAATGGCAAAGGCATTGCTACTCTGACTCAAGTTTTCTACGCTTCAAACGAGATTCTTCAAGATGCAGATGGTAAGGAAGCTGTTGAGGAAGTGGACTATGTTCCTTTCCATTCAATCTGCCCTATCCCAATCCCACACAAGTTCTTTGGCGACTCACTTGCTGACAGAACAACTGACTTGCAACTGATTAAAACTACTATCACTCGTCAGATGTTGGATAACTTATATCTGACAAACAATGCACGAGTAGTTGCTGTTGAAGGTCAGGTAAACCTTGACGATTTGCTTACATCTACTGCTGGTGGTGTGATTCGTGCTAAGTCACCTAATGCTGTTCAACAACTTGTAGTGCAGAACGTAGCTTCTCAGGCTTTCCCAATGCTTCAGTACTTGGATACAGTCCAGTCTAAGCGCACTGGTGTGTCTGATGCTTCACAAGGTCTTGACCCATCTATCTTGCAGAACGTGACAGCAGCAGCCGTAGCCTCGATGCAACAAGCTGGCGCAGGTAAGATTGAACTGATGGCTCGAATCTTTGCAGAGACTGGTGTTAAGTCTTTGTTCCAAGGCATCTTGCATCTGCTCTGCAAGTACCAAGACAAGCCTCGTTTGGTGCGTATGCGTGGTGAGTTCGTAGAGTTTGACCCTCGTACATGGGCTAATCAATACGATGTGGCTATTAACGTAGGTTTGGGTGCTGGTAACCGCCAAGAGCAGATGGCTATGTTGTCAATGGTTCTGGCTAAACAAGAGCAGTTGATTGCTCAGTACGGCCCTGCCAATCCATACGTTTCCCCTGCTCAATATCGTTCTACCTTGGGACGCATGGTTGAAATTGCTGGCTTTAAGGATTCTGCTGAGTTCTACAAGCCAATCACACCAGAGCAAGACCAGATGCTCTCGAATCCTCCTCCACAGCCACAGCAAATGCCTCCAGAAGTGCAAGCAATCATGGCTCGCACTCAGGCTGAGATTCAAGCTAACCAAGCTAAAGCACAAGCTGACATTCAGTTGAAGCAACAGCAACAACAGATTGACATGGAGATGGCGCAACAGAAGGCTGCTCTTGAGATGCAGATGATGCGTGAGAAAGAGGCTGCTAAGTTGATGCTTGAGCGTGAGAAACAACAGGCTTACTTTGCTATGAAGCAACAAGAGTTTGAAGCAGAAGCCCAATTGAAAGCAATGAAAATTGGTGCTGGCATTACATCTAACGTAGAGATTAAGGGCTAATCATGGCTTATACACAAGCACAACTGACAGATGCTTTAGTAAACCTGCTAAAGACTGACCCCAACGCTGCTTACAACGATATTGTTAGCGCAGCATCTACTTATGGAATTACGCCAGAGCAAGTGCAAGCTACTTTTGCTACATTGCCAGCAGGTAACGATAGAACTGCTGTTCCTGAATACACTCAGGCTCAGACAACAAACATCAACAACGCTATCAACTCTACAGACCCTGTTGCACAAGCATGGGGTAGAGCAGAGCAGACTGGTGACTATGGCGATATTGCTAATTTAATTAAGAATATTCCTGCGCCTACATTGTTGTCTAAGTATGGTCTGACTAACCAAGATATTAGCTACATTTACTCTCGTCCTACTGTCACAGACCCATTGTCAACAGCATGGATTAACGCAGAGAAAACAGGTAACTACACAGGCATTGCTGACTTGTTGAAAGGCATTACTGCTGACCAACTGAAATCAACCTATAACTTGGGTCAAAGCGATATTAACTACATTGCTTCTCGTAATGGTATTGCAGGTAAGTTGCCAGCAAACTTTACAGGTATGCCAATCAACCAAACTGGTACTATTACTGGTACACCACCAATACAAACAGCAACTGCTGGGCAATTCCGTGAGTTATTCCCATCATTTGAAGAATCTAAGCGTTTAGCAGGTCAGATGGTTGCTAATCGTCCATCTACACAAAGCATTGTTGAGATGATTCAAGGATTGCAAAATGCGCCAGCCCAACAAGCCAATACTACTGCGCCATCGTTAAGCAATGTATTAGGCATGATTTCTAAGTGAGAACACAATGAACTATCAAGAACTGGTTAGTTTGGTTGGTGGAAGCAATCCTCAGAGTGCTACTTATGAGGACATTGTTTCTGGCATACAGAGCCAGTATCGCCCACAGACACAGTTTGCGCCATCAAAGTCATTGCTAGATTCCATTGGTGCATTAGTTCCTGACCAACCAAGAATTGCCTATGGCTCGTTGTTACAAGCACAACCTAGAACATTACCTACACCTATGAAG